CCCTAGCTAGCCCAAACGGTGACGCACGTTACGCAGTACGTGCCTCATCATTCCGAACATCAGTCGACACTGATGAGCTGGTGTACCTTGAAAGTGTTCTGTGACGCCTGAACACTCTCAACCAGCACTGATTCATGCTGCGCTGCTTTTAACGCCCTTGACCAAGACTTCTCATTGCGTCGAATTACAGATCGTACGTTCTGTGCATCTGACCTGCGAAGGAGATTCTCTTCGGTCAACATGACATCGATTGCCATCATACCATATAGGTTGGAGAACTTGTGTTCTTCGCCTTTGGTGGCAGTAAATGTCTCAAGGGGCGGCAGCCGCTTCATTATCAAACTGTGGATGTCCCATGTCGCATCAAGAGGAAGTGGACCGACCGCGTACAGGTCGGGGTGCTTCTTTATCATTGCGAGGGCGACTAGGTTCTGCTTAGACGGACCGTATCTGGGTTTCTCCCTTGAACCCCACGACACGACAACCGGCAAACCTACGCCGCCATATTGGACAGGAATATGCCAAGGGAGCTGGACGCGATGCAAAGCGTCCCAGTGGTTCCCTATGAACTCCTTCATCACTATACCGCGTGAGAGAGGTGGACACCATGAGATTAACTCTCTGGCGCGTGCACCCATACCTTGATAGGTATCGTAAATGTCGCCTGTCGAGGCGATCTCTCCGCTCCTCTTCAAACCAAGTAAGAGGCCCATGTTCACAAAAGGAACTGGGGTGAAGTGGCAAGTTCGGCCTACGTGCTCTAGATCGGTCAGTCGCTGACCAACACGATCATACAGAAAATTGCGTGAATTGATTTGCGCAAATATCTGGGACGCGTAGTATTTCCCCACAGAAGGAATCAGTCCTCCAAACTCTGTGATCTTCTCCCAATTGTCCACCCCTCTTCTCAGAAGGGTTTTCATAAGGACATCGTCCCCGTTTATTAGTAACGGTGCGTTTCGTAAAGAAATGTGTCTTCCGTAGGTCTGTTCAAGTGACCAACGGCACATCGCAGCATTAGCGACGCAAAGGACTGGGAATGATACAACAGAGCCCATCAACTGACCATGTACCTGAGGTTTCAGTTGACGGGTCTTCTCGTCTAAGAAGACATGCTGCGTGAGCGTTCTCTTGAACAGTAGCTTCTCATCTTCAGTGAGGCCGATTTCGATCGAAATCTGATCGGCGATGATCTCACTTACTTGAGGGTTCAAGTTGTTCGTGGCTCCCGTGTAATCTCCTGACAGGAATACCTCGTCCTTGCGGAGTCCAGTTGTGCTGACGCGCATCGCGTCCTGGACGATCCATTTGGATATAGGTATCCCTATCAGTCGAAACACAGGGTGACTAGCCAGTGTTTTCCAAAGGTGCTTCTGGAGTGGTTTCTGAACGAAACCCGTCAGAGCAGGGCCCTTGGTAATCACACGAACTTTTAACGCTTCAGCAAGACCTACCGGTTTGAC